TAATGGCAGATGGTTTGAGCGGAATTGGCTCTATGCCTTTTAATGTTGCCTCACACATTCACGAGCAAACGAGAGCGCGTGAGGCTATCGAAACACATTTGGCAGAGCAAAGGGTAGAGAAAGCACATAGGGCCAATCACAAGCACTTAGAGGATCTTGCAAAGCAAACATTGGACTTGCAGCAAAGTTATGATAGGTTTGGGCGCAAGACTACAGCGGATAGACCGCAGGGAACCAAGATAAACATAGAGGTTTGACATGGGTTTTGCGATGGATAAAGTTTTAGCTTGGCGCATAATGCCGCGACTGATGATGCTAGTAATGACGATCATGTATATTCGGGTTATTGAGTGGGGAATGAGCCTCGAGGATTTGTCTACGCAACAATCCGCGATGATTAGCGTCTGTTCGGGCGCCATGACAGGCGCGTTTGCTGTTTGGTTGGGTTCTGAAAAGTGAGCCAAATATTCTTACAATCTTTTTTGGGAACAGTTACGTGCGCGTTGATCTTTGTTCTCGTAATTGAATGGATGAAGGATGATCAATGATACAAGCATTTATTGGCCCAATCGCTAACCTTGCTGGAAGCTGGTTGCAGGGCAAAGCGGATAAAACCGCAGCCGAAGCAAAATTGAAGCTTACTGAGGCAGAAACAAAATCCAAAATTCTTCTCAGCGAAAAGACAAGCGTTGCCGATTGGGAGCGGATCATGGCGCAGGGAACCCAAAATTCGTGGAAAGATGAATATTTGGTCCTTCTTTTTTCAATTCCACTTGTGCTTTCGTTCTGTGGCGAGTTCGGAAGAAACGCTGTCGCGGATGGCTTTGCTGCATTGGAAGCCATGCCAGAGTGGTATCAATATACGTTGGGCGTAATTGTAGCTAGTAGTTTTGCCGTGCGCTCGGCAACGAAGTTTTTTAGGAAATAAAAATGACAGATGTGAAGGTTCCCTTGGCGCTGGTCGCTGCAATGGTCGCTCAAGTTATAGCTGGAACTTGGTATTTTGCAGAACAAGCCCACAAGATTGACGTTTTGGTTCAGCAATTAGAAATTCTTGACGAGGTTGTTCTCACGCTTGAGGCCGATAACCAAGCCCTTATAACATTCGCAACTTTCACAGAGAATAAATGGGCCGAGGCTTACAGCGAAGATATGACGTATGTTCGCGTCTTTGGCACTAAGCCAGCAAAGGAGAATTAAATGACCTTAGCCATGCAAAAGTTACAGGAGCGAATAGGAGCCGCTACAGATGGGTCTTTCGGCCCAAACACAGCGCGAGCCATTACAAAGCATTTTGGCCTCTCAGCGGAGCGTTCTGCGCATCTTCTGGGCCAAGCTTCACATGAAAGCGGTGGCTTTAAGCGTGTGTGCGAAAGTTTATATTATAGTTCCGCTGATAGGATTAGAAAAGTTTGGCCCTCGCGTTTTCGAACAGTAGAAGATGCCCAGCCATATGCAAGAAACCCGAAAGCTTTAGCCGATAAGGTTTACAGCAACAGGATGGGAAATGGCGAAAACGAAGGGAGTGTTTTCATAGGGCGAGGCTTTTTGCAACTTACGGGCAAGGATAATTATCGCTCTTTCGCTGCGGACATGAGGCTTCCAGAGGTCATGACAGATCCCTCACTGATAGAAACAGATTATGCGTTCGAAACCGCATACTGGTTTTTTGAGAAAAACAAGCTTTTTAAAATTGCAGATGATGGAGTAAACACTGATACAATCGAAAAAATAACGAAGCGGGTAAACGGCGGCTATCATGGACTGCAGGACCGCATGGATCAAACACATAAAATTTATAACTGGCTTACATGAAAACATCTATTGGACACGATGGGAACCTATCACAAGGGCAAATAACAAGGCTTGGGGGCTTGATTGCTTTGGTTTGTGGTCGGACCCCCTACGATCATATCCTCCAAGATTTAATCGAAAACGAATTTATTAATGTTGAGATAAACGAAAAAGGTCAAAGGGAACTGACACGATTGACCTCTATGGCGGGGCTTCGGCAAGAACATTACGCCACGACCCTAACAAAGCCTTGAACCTCTGAAATTTGTATGTAACTTACCCTTCGGGGCTGGCGCATAGGAAACCCTGTGACAGAGTGTGATGTTCTTGCTGGCCCCACGAAAAAACCCCCCAGATTTCTCTGAGGGGCTTTCCTCTTACCTAGCAAAAGCGAACGCAACTACCCGCAAAACAAAATTTACCACATCATATCTAGCAACTTTGAGGTGACCAAACCCCTAGGATCATTTTGTTGACGTCAACAATATGAATTGTTTTTGATATAGACGCAAGAAAAAAATACCCCGCCACTTGGAAGGAGTAAGTGACGGGGGAAAGGGGAACCAACCAACCCCTCTCTACGCCGCTTGGGAGGACGCGGCGTCTCTTGCTAGTCGCCACTTGCGTTTGTAACTATTTACAATGCTGCGGCAACATCCCAATTCTGCCATAATTTCGTCCGTTGTCATACCTAATTCTAAACGCTCCAAGATCTTGGATCTAAAGCTGTCGGGCCTCCCTTGCTTGCCGCCCCTTTTTTGATGTTGTTTTTCTTCCTTTGATTTCTTCCAATTCGGATTTTCACCAAGCAAGCCTTTAGATTTAACGTGCTTCATATCTGACTTTGCCATTTCCATCATTTGAGCGGCAAGCAAGCTTTCATCCATAAATATTTTTTCCTTCTTTTTGTAATGATAGGGTGAATGATTTAAGTTCGCGCCTTGCGCGGTCCAGATCTTGTTTGACATTAGGGTGGGGATCTAAGCGGAAGCTTTCATCTTGTAGACGATCTACTGCCGCCCTTAGAAACCGTAAATGTGCGAGATCGTGGGGTGTAAGTTTCTTCATAATGTCTCCTCTGCATATTGGGCCACTCGATATTATGGCGCTTGGCAAAAATATTCAGATGTCCACGCTCCATGCCTAAGATCATAGCCGCTTTTGTTTGCGTGAAATTCATTTTGGCAAAAGATGCGACCAGATCAATCCTTTCCCTTTCATGCCGTGCATTCATTTCGGGCCAAGTTTCAAGTTTGGGCATCTTTATCTCCGTCGATGTAAAGTAGGTGTACGCCAGCCCTTCCGATCAGTTCGAGATTGTGGCGCCATACGGGGCTTGCATAGTCCGCATGATAATATAAAGCCCCATGCCCTAGCAGATTTCCGTTTAGAGCCTCACGCGCTTGCTCCTTCGCTCTGAGCCATGCTTGTGTATGCTTGGGTCGCTCTGGTTTTCCATCGCAGTAAAAAGAAAACTGGCAATCATGGGCTTTCGGCCCCTTATCTTGCTTGACCACCGCGCAAACATCATTCGGCCATCTTGGATCTTCGACGCGATTTAGAATAACCTCCGCGATTACCAATCCAGCATCCAAATCTGGTTCGCTTCTGGTTTCGTAATAGATTGCCATTGCAAGGCACATTGCTGTTCCAATCATTCGATCACATCCTTGATTGTAAATTCCAAATCGTGAACCTTACAGAATTGATAAACAGACTGGCGGCTCATTCCGAGCGCTCTTGCTGTTTGACTTGGAGTAAGGCCCATATCAATTTTTGATTGAAAGAGCGCCACGCGCTCCTCCTTTTGACGTTCAAGCATTTCGTTCCAATCGCCCATTATATCGCTCCATCATAATCTGTGAGTTGATCGAATTCCGAGAAATCTCTTTCAAGTTCTTCGGTCTTTTCCAACATGGCTTGTATAACCCTTACAGCGTTTTCCGCATCGCCAGATTTATGTGCTTTATCGAGCGCAACGGAGTTGGCGTCGATGTGTCTGGTTATGGCTTTGAAAAATTCGCTACGCATTTCGAAAAGCTTTGCAGCGGTTAAATCATTCTTCACGCTATCGTGAGAATTGGGCGTCCACTTGCAGTAGATTTCACGCATTCTTTTGAAATCTGAGTTTCTAAGGTGAAACGTGCGGATCGTTGTTGTTTTCTGGGTGAACATATCAAGCCCACCCCATGCTAACAGCGAAGATCCAGCCCAATGAGGCTGCACCGATTATTGTAAAAATGATTAGGTCTTGCTTCCAATTAGTCATCGGTAAGCTCCTCCACGCGGTTCATGTAGACAGCGAGCGCAACCGTCAAATCTTTGAGCGGTGCGTTCTCGGCGCACTCCTTAATTGTTGTCCAGTTGTGCGGTCTGCCATGTGGGTAAACTGCACTGTTTAAATGACCGATTGGCTGCATGGCTGCTTCGGATACGATTTCAGATTGAGGGCGCATTTGATCACCAGAGTTTTGGATCTTTGCGAACCGACC